CTTCAATAATACTTAGGGCGAGCGCATCAGTGCCCGGCCCTAGCTTATCTGCAATGGTGCCGGCCATTTCTAGCAGGCCCTTGGACGCCCGCTCGATCAGCGGCGCAAACCGCGCAGCCAGAACATTGCCAAGCCCGCCGAAAGCCTCCCTAAGCCTTCCCACAGCGTCATTGGCCCGCTCGATAGCCTCTGCATCTGTCTGCGCAACCGCAATGCCGAACCGCTCTTGAAATGCCGTCGCATCATCGATCTTTGTGCCGTAGTCCTCAAGCATGTTGATTGCAGCGCGGCCCGACCTGCCAAATACCTCCATCGCCGTAGCGGTGCGAATTGCAGGGTCTTCTATCTCAATGAGGCGTTCGGCAATGCGCCGGAATTGCTCGTCAGGCTCTAGCCCTTGCAGGTCCTCAATGGAAAGCCCCAAAGCCTTGAACGCATCAACCGCAACCTGACTACCCTGGCTCAACTCGACAATCTGGCGCTGCATCAAACCCAAAGACGCCGCCAGCTTGCCGCTGGAAACGCCCGCCTCAGATGCAACCAGCGTCATCGCCTGAAACGCGCTTGTCGTCAGGCCAAGCGACCGCGCCTGCTTTGTCAGCGCATCCACATTGGCCAGTGATGCCCGAGTAAGCGCCACCATCGCCGTCGCCGCTGCTACAACCGCAGCCCCGATTGCAGCGCCCGCTACCTTGGCAATCGCTGGCAGACGCCCCATCGACCCCTCGAATTGCGAGGTGTCAGCCGTGACGCGCTGGATTAGGGGGGGTAGTGCCATTTACCAGCTATCCATCCATTCCCGGAGTTCGTCAACGTCGCCTTGATTTAGGCTTCCGGCATAGTCGCCTTCTTGGCGCGGTCTTTTACTGTGCCATTCCAGCATGATTTCCGATAGCGTCATGCTCCAAAACTCCGAAGGCGATAGGCCCCACGATCTAACCAAAAGGTAAAGCCCGTCGAAATCTATGTCCTCGATTTCGCCCGTGCTGTCGGTTTCGATTTCGCGCTTTGAACTGGGGCCTCTGGCTTTTTTCCAAGGTTTATACTTGGGTTTACGCTGTGCACATATGCAAGTTGGAACGATATGACGGCGGCATGATCGGTGCCGACAAGATCGCAATAGCACTCATCGTCTGTTGCCCTGATGCCAGCCTCCGCAAGAAAGACACTCAGCGCAACGCACAATTCAGATGGATCGGGTCCGACCGTAGTGCACTCGTGAGCAACGCGCAGTGTGTTTATGCCACGGGCCTTGATGCGCCTGAGAAGCGCGGAATTAGGCGTAACAGTGACCTCTTGCCCGCGCCACTGAAACGATACTTCGCGAAATACATCCATTATGCAGCAGCCGTGAATGTGACCGCACCAGCGCTCTCAAACGACGCCTCGAATGTCGCCGCCTCTGCGCCATCATTGCCGCCCGGCGCAAAGGAAGTCATCCCGAAGCTGCCGCCAAGCGTGCCAATGCCCGCAATGACGAACGTCATCGCCTTGAGGACCTCAGTCGGATCAGCGGCCCAGACAACAAGCGCATCATTCTTCAAAACCCCCGAACAAGTCATTGAAACCGAATGAGTGCCGATTGCATCAAGCAATTTACGCACCCCGTCATCATCCTTGTCGGTGAAGTCGATATGCTCGCGGTTGAACGTCAGTGTGTCCGCGCGCGCGCCCGCAACATCAACAGTCGCGATCTGAATACGCACGAGGCGTCCTGCTAGTGCTGCCATGGTGAAACCTCCATATTTGGCCTGTCGTTACTTTATCACATTGCAACCAACCGCGCTAGGGCAGGCTAATCACTCGAACCCGGATCATGCACCGCCGCGTTCGCCCGTCTGGATCGTCCATGAAATCCATCGCCTCGACCTCAGCCGCAATAAAGCCCGTGATAGCCCATTGCGTGCGGTCTAGCCTGTCGCTGACAATTTCCGCCAGCCGTTCCAGCGCCCCATCCTGTGCGCGCGACCATATATCAATCTGCAAGATTACGTTATTGCCGGTGTTGTCTTTGGTGTTAAAGCCGACATTTGAAGGCGCACTAATCGTGATATAGGGGAACATCACATCCGACCCGCTGTCGGTTGCCTGAGGCGCGCGCCCCCAGAATATCGCAGCCCGCCCGTATTGCGTCGATAGCAGATCAGTCACCGCCGCGACATTCAGCCGTGCATATGCCGCCGATCTGATTTCATTAGGCGTCATCTGGTAAGCCTCGCAATGGCAGTCGTGATGCGGAGTTGGAATTTGGGCGAATACCTTTCAACAGCCGGAACCCAGGACGGGCGCGGGGCTATGCGTGAGGTGCCAAACTCTAGATATGTGGCATATGGCAAGCGGCTTTCTATCTCTGCCGATAGCGCGCCTTTCTTGCTGTAGTTAATGCTCGACGCAAGCCCGCCGCTATCGGTCGCAGGTGCCTCGCCCGGTGCCGATGCCTGATGCGAGACCGCCCCGCGCGTGTATGTCCTGCCAGTTGCCGGGCCACGCTGAATCCGCTTCTTTATGTCGGTCGTGATTTCAAGCGCCGATGCCTGCACCGCAGCACCAATCGCGCGCACCGCCTTTTCGCCATGCTCGCGCAACGCCTTCTGCACTTCCTGCATATTCTGGGGCGTAATGGTCACCGTCATTTTGCCACGCCCATTTCAGCATCCACGACAAGCCATTTTGTGCCCATGCTCTTGTCGTCATTCATGGCCACGATGCGCCGGATGTTGTAATCCACGCCACCAATCTCAACCAAATCACGCTCTAGCAGGCCGGGGAAATAGCGGCATGTCACCCGATACATTGCCCGCGCTTCAACCCTATCGCCCGCGTAAACCTCCCGCCCCGATGCCGCCACAACCTGCGCCCGTGTGGCCCGTAGGACGGCGAAGGACATAGACGTGCCGCCCTCGTTGCCGGTGCCCGTTGTCGCCGCCGTTTTGAGCCGCTTGAACGATACAGGCGTGCGCAGGTCGCCAATCGACACAAGGGCGCAACATTTCATATCTTGATGACCTTGTAACGGCCCACGATAGCCGCTGCCCCGCTGTCCGCATAGGCGTCACCCGCATCGCACCCGTCGCCGCGATGCGCGTACATGTGCGACACCATTTGCTTGACCGCCCGGCGTAGAGGCGCAGGGACATTGACGCCGGACCCGCCATAGCCCGCCGAATACTGTATCTGGATCGCGTTGCTATCGCGCAATGCAATCGGCCACGTCGCGCCATTGCGCAGCGTCAGGCGTCCGGGCCTCTGGTATGTGTCCACATCAAACGTTGCCGCCACATCAACCGCCGAGCTTGTGCCAGCGGCATTGAATACCGTAACAGAATTGACCGCCTGCAATGGCCAGATCGGCAAGCGCAAGCTGGCGTGACTACCGGTCAATTCCGAGATCGCCGTTTCCCGCACGCCATCCCACCATGCACCGCGCGTCATCGGCCAATGGTCAAGCGACAACCGCCAGACTTGCGTAATCATTGCCAAGCCTAAAATATGCTCGATAAATTCGCGCGCCTCCGCGATCATGTCAGCAAGCAACGCATCGTCTGCATTGCCGTCGATCAAGAGCAAAGCCGTCACCTCTGCCAGCGTTACAGGCTCCACCGTTGGCGGGGTGACAATAACAGACCCGCGATATTCATGCAAAAGCCGAGCGGGGCGCAGGCTCATCGACGCATCCGCTTCTTTTCAAGCGCTGGCGTCACTTTGGTTTCCTCAACCGGATTGAAGCCCGCGCCATCCTCTAGCGCCATCACCGCAGCCCGGCCCGTGAGCGTGTCACCAGCTTTGAAGCAAATGGTCGTGTGGCCATCAGGTGCGCAACGATAGTCTTGATGCAAAACAGCTTTCATATCGGCCTCCTTGCCTTGGGATGGGGGCGGATTGCGCCGCCCCACACCGAAAGTTAGGTAGTCGCCACGGTCGCGCCGATTGGGGCGCACGGCGCGCGGTGGGGGTTGCCAAGGATCGCGTCTGCCGAAACGACCGCGTTGGTGCCGGTCGTGCCGGTAAACACCGCCCGGACATATCGCTTGGACCCGAGATAGCCGACAACGCCCGCCGTAAGATCATCTGCAGCGTCGTCTGTCACGGTCACAGTCGGCCCGTTCAACACCTGCTCAGCCGTCACATCGGTAAAGGTAGCGCCAACAAGCGTATCACTGTGTTGCAGCTTCATCGTAAAGCCAGCCGCCGTGCCCGCGTCTGTGATCGTCCCCGTTTCCAGATAGATCGAAAGCTTGCCGAACCCGCGCACGTCGATAGCCGCGCTGTTGTTTGGCGTAGTGCCCGAAAGCGTCTGCGCAGCGCCGCGCACCTTTTGGATAGTAGAGATTCCGTCACGCATGGCTTAACTCCTTTTGCG